TCCCATCTGTTCTAAATAGTAATTGATTCCATGCTTCATAGTCTATCTCATTAGCTTCATTGATAAACAGCATATCTCTTTTTCTTCCTCTAACCCTGCTCCCCATGTCCAGGCTGAAGAACTCTATTAGGTTTCCATTTAACCAATACTCATTAGATGTTTTGTTGTGATAGATTTCAGAATACAGCTCATTATTTCTAAGTATCTCTAGGAAGTCTCTTAATACAGTTGCTTTTAAACTTGGAAGTGTCTTTCTACAAATACTGATTACCTTTCCAGTATTCTTATGACAATAACTAAATATAATCCATAGTAATGCATTATAAGTTTTTCCTGCCCTACTTGATCCTTGTAATGCTACTATTTTAGATTGGTTAGATTCTAGTAACTCAAATACAACATTAGTCTGTATCTGTTTCATTCTTTAGTATCTTAACCTCAAACATATTCTCACCTATTGTATCAACCTCTTGTCTTTCTATGTAACCTCTTTTCTTACCTTTAGTTTTTAAGTAGAATAATATCTCAGCAGTCTTACCATCTTTTATATTAGATAGTAACTGATGTTCTGCAAAGTCTAATAGTCCTTCTCTTACTTCATCAACCTTTCCTGAGAACTCTTTGTCTTTCATCCAATCATAGTATGTTTGTCTGCTAATCTGAGCAGCTTCACATGCTTTACTGACATTCCCTAATTTAGATGCAAACACTTCTAAGAATTTACCTTTATCCTTTGCCATTTCCTTTTTTGTTTATTTTTGTCAAGTTTGTAAACTTTCCTCTTTCATATTTATAATAGCCTCCTCATACATTTCTTTAACAGTTGTTGATAACTTTAACAGATTCTGTTCTGATAAATACTTGAGTTTTGGCTTTATGAAATCAATTCTTTGAGCAGCAACATCTTCTTCTAAATCAATTACAACTGCATGATACCAATCATCTAAATTCTTATTGTAAGTTTTATAGACATCAAAAGATTTAAGACTATGAATTACACTTGCATGAGTAATATTATATCCATGTTCAGAACACAGGTCTTGTATTTCTCTTAAGTTAAACCTATAGAATTTCTTTAGGATGCTATATAATAAAGACCTAACCTCTACTACTTCTCTCCTTCTAGTGTTTTGAAATATGTTTATTCCTGATAGTGTTTCTATTTCATCTATTAATCCTCTGATCCTACTTCTTGTTCTCATGTTTTTTCTCTAATTTAAATTGTAATGCAGCTAAGGCTCTCCAAGCTACTTTTGCTAAATGTAATACTCCATCATCATCTAGTTTATTAGCCTCTAGAAGATGTCTAGTTAAAGCATCTAGATGGTCAGTACTTTTACTCTTATCCCAATGTAATGGTTTCCCTTTGTGATGTTGGTCATTTCCAATCTTACTCACTTTAGAAACTTCCATTAAGGCATCAGGAAAATAATCTATAACTCCAGTCCAAACTGGATAATCTTTTCTACTCATAATTTTAATGTTTGTGTTATTATTTCTGTGCATAATTCCAAAGGCAAAATACTCCTATGGTAGTTATCTTTTAATCCTTGAGTTCCAGTTGTTGTTACACCTCTTGGAGCTCTATCATGATGACAGTTTGGATTACCATTACTACATTCAGGTCTAGGCTGCCATCCATCAGGATTAATTAATGACCTAATATTATTACTCCAAATATCTGTAGGTTTTGCTCTATTCTCACCATATTGACAATACCAAACAGTTACTCTGTCCAGACCTTCTACTGCATTTAACTTTCTTAGTTTACCTCTAGGATTCTCTATATACCAATACTTTGGTTCTAATGCTTTAATTATCTCTACTGTTTTAAATGCATATGCTAATCCTAAACATGCTTTTGAGTTCTTAGGAGTATTATCAAAATTCCAATTACTTCCAATTCTCATAACAGAAAAAGTAGTACAAGGAGGACTTGCCCAAATGATGTCAGGTTTAAAAGGAACTTTTTTAATATCAAAGTCTAGAATATTTACAGCATAGTCTATTCCTTCAAATTCTTTATAATCAGATCTGAATGTTTCACAACCTAATCTTTCTGCTTCTTTTGAAAAAGTACAACTTCCTGCAAACAACTCTAGCACTTTAGGCTTACTCATAGTTTCTCATTCTATTTTTATTCTTTTCTAATGGTCTTAGATTAGTAAAGTGATTTATTAGTTCAAAGTCCTGGACATCATGACATCTAAATAATTCTATCTCATGATCTACTTCCCAATAACTTCCATAATTACTCCAGTTCATATTCTCATCAAACTTACTCTCTAAGTGTTTAGCTAAATACTCTCTTGAACATCCTAGTATTTCACCATAGCTTTTTAATGTAACTATTCCTTTTTTCTTTTTATACTTAGATGCCCTAGATAATACATTCTTATACATTCTGCTGTGTAAACTCTCTATTGTATTTTCTAACATGCTCTCTATTATCATTTGTCCACATCTTATTGTATTCTCTTTTACATTTTTTACATCTATTATCATATCCATCTTTGCTGCTAGTCTTTTTGTGAAACTCTGATCTTGGTTTTTCTATTTCACATCTGCAACAAATCTTCATCATCTATCCTGCCTTTCCTGTAAATATATAAAATAAAAAGTTAATTAAAAAGACAGCCCATAGAGTACAAAATGGAAATCCATAACAAAAATACCTAAGTATTCTCTGCTGAAATTCAATATCTTTTTTTGTTGTTTTTAAGTAATATCTTAAATCCTCTCTTTTAATATAGTGTTTCATTATTTTGTTTTATAATAAATATTAAATTATGATCTTTATTAAAATCTGCTTCAACTTTACAATCACCATTCTGATGATGCTTTATCATTTGTTTTAAAAGAAATACAGCATCAGGTAAATATTTAGTAATAGGCAAATCATTTTTCTTTTTTATTTTTTTTATTTTGAGTTTTTTCATAATTCTATGTTTAAATAATACTGATCTAAATCTGCCTCTTGCATAAACCATTCTTCATATATCTCTAAAGCTCTTTTAACTTTTGCTGCTCCTCTTAAATAAAACTCCTCAGTTACTTGTGCATATCCAATATCAAGTGAGCCTTTGTCTATTATTATGAATCCCATCCTATTAGGTAGAATATCAAATATCTGACAATACAAAAATGCCTGGACATCATATCCATATTTATCTGCTGAATACTTCCAACCCTCTATTGAGCTTGTAGATTTTAAATCATACATAGTAGAGTTGTTTCCTAATATATCAGCTTTTGCTCTAAATGGGAAACCCATTACATCAGCAACTTCTGCAACTTCAAAATCAGAGTTGTTAAGTTTCTCTAGCACCATCTCATTCCTAAGTAGAGCATCAGCCAATCTTTCAGCATCATGTTTTTCTTTCATAGTAAAGACCTTGCCATGTTCAGCTAAAGCCTCTTTATATTTCTTTGTATTTTTTGATTGTACATCTACAAATATTTGCTCCTCAAATACATGTGGCTCAAGTACACAAGTATGCATAAGCCATCCATCTCTCAGAGCTTGAGAACTTGGAGATCCATATTGCATTATATTCCTATATGTTTTTGGTGATGATAATAGGTTTTTAATTGAACTTGAACTCAAGGCAAACTTTCCTAAGTAACCATAGTAAAAGTCATCATCATATGCTTTTTTGACAAGTTCTTCTTTGTCATAAGTTTTTCCATCTAATAGTGTTATTTTCATTCTTCTAATTTTAATTCTATGTTAGTATATAAAGTGTTGTATGCAACATGGTAATTTTTTGAAACTACCTGAGCATATAAATCTAAACCATTGAAGTGAACCAATATATCTTCATACATGTTTGGTAATGTGAAATGCACAAACATAGCATTTATCTGATCTATATACATTCCTTCAATTTCTTCTTGTGCTGCAAAATAAATACTATCATCTTCTAATAGTAAATCAACTGTCAGCTCAATTCTTTTTGGTCTCTGCTTTTCTTGATCTCTCAACTGCTCTTATTTTATCACTTCTGTACTCATCAATACTTAGCATTAATAAATGCCTATCATTTTGTAATTCATTTACATACAATTCTATATTAAGCATTGCCTCTGTAAACTTTTTTAAGTTATCATTATCAGGCTGTGTTTTTCTCCACTTACTTAGTTGATTGTTTACTAATTCTGAATTAACTAAATACTGTAAGTCTTTTAAGTTGTCTAGCTTTTTGCTGACTAACTCTCTATCAAAGTCTTTTGTTTTAAATGTTGTATTGAAATCTGTATTTTTCATAATCTTTAATGTCTTTTTCTTTTACTTTAATAATTACATCTTTATTACCTTCTCTAGTATATAAACAATGATAATCTGATTTATGTTTACATACATCTTTGAATCTTTTAATATACTCAACTAATTCCAATCTATCATAAAAAACATATGTGTTTATGTCTAGATACTCTATCACCATATACTTTGCTTTCCCCATTAAAGAACCTGGACCTCCCCATACATTTGTTTTTTCTAACCATACAGCATCTGTATTCTTATCTCCTTTTAAATCTACTGGTGTAAAAGCTCCTACTATAAAATCAACATGATCATACTTGTCTACATCATAAGATGTTTTTTTTGCACCTAATCCTATTTTGTCCATAAACAATCTGAACCTTTCCTCAGACTCTGATCCCTTCTTCCAGTTTTCTTTATTACTATAGCTCTTTGGTCTGAACACCATTTGCATGTACTTTTTTTAAATCATCAATCCACTTATTTATAGTGTCAATCTTTTTTGCACCACCACATCCACATGGTTCATTGTAATGATGTTCAAAATACTTTGCATGTAATTCATAAACTATTTTTAAATCTTCATCAGTAAAACCATCTTCCATTTTTATTAGGAATAAATCAAACTCTGCTGAGTCATACTGATTCATTTGTTGTTGTAGCATTGCTTTATAACTTCTCAATCCCATTTTTTGTAATTTTATATTTATTTAACTTATCTTGCCTTTTATCACAACCACAATCTTCATAACCAAATAATGTAGCTATTTTTTTTGCTATTGTCTTTCCATAACCAAAGGTTATTTTTCTTATTATCTTTTCTACTAAATCTCCTAACTTCATTTCTTTTTTTGTTTTAACTCCTCTTGCCTGTCTATATCCATTTTGAAAATATCTTTTTATTGCTTTTTGTATTTTCATAATCCTATTTTCTTTTTTAATAACTTCTTTACTTTTGTGTATGTGTTATACAAACTTATATATGTTATTGTTGTTTTTCTACTGAGTTCACTAATCTTAGTTCCACTTGCAACAATCTCAAAAACTTTCTGATCATACCAATGTAGCTTGTCAAATTCTTGATTAAACTTTTCTTCCATTTGTTTAAACTCAACAGCTTCAACTCCTTCAATATGTTGTAGTACATCTTCATCTACAAACCTTACTTTGTTTTGTTTCTTTTTAAGTTGTAAAAACATTGTATACAATATTTTAAAAATATAATAATAATTAAGGTCATCTTTTCCATATGTTATATCTGTTCCTTTTTCTGTTATGTAATGTAATTTGACATACATTTCCATTACTAAATCTTCTGAATAATATCTATTTAAACCAAAGCTCTTACAGATATTTATCCAGGTATTATGTTTTTGATATGCTTTCTCCAGTATGTTCATTTATTATTTCCATCATATTTTCTCCCTCTATACTATATCCAACATTGTTTATTACTGATCTCATCTTAATAGGTGACTGAAATGTTGTAGGCATTCCTCCAGTAGATGTATCTTTTACTTTTAAAACATGCAATTCTGTTATCATCCAATCAAGAGGATGCTGAACCATTCTGTGAACACTACAGAAAAAATTAGGTCTGTTGCTAAATTTACCACCACCTTCACAATCACTAAATTTTGGACAAACTGGATAACCACTATATTCATGATGAGCAGGATGTACCTTTCTTAATGCCTCAGTAACTGCATGAGTAGTTAGCCACAATGCTACTTTATGTTTATGACAAAACAATCTAAATTCAGAACAAACAGTATAATCATATTCATGACCACCTACACTTCTAAATAATTCTCTGTCTTTTGCTAATGAATTGTATGGATCAATTAAGAATCCATTATAGTCCCAACTTTTTTTTATTGATGAACCTAAATCTAAAAGTGTTTTATAAGTTTGTATGTCATCAATAGCTATAAATTTAAAATGTGAATCCACCCACTTACTTGCCTTTTCCAATTCATCTTCATCAATTTTGTTAATGGGCAGACCACATTTAAACTCAATAATTCTTTTTATATTACTGTAGACTTCATTTTCACTACTGTAACACAGCCATCTAAGTCCATGTCTGTAGGAGTAGAGGAACATTAAATAAAAACAAAAATGAGTTTTACCAACATTACTGTGTCCTAAGAAAACACCAAACTCCTCTTTAAATCTAAAATAAGTGTCAAATGATTTTATACCTAGAGCTAACCCCTCTTTGATTTCTCCATTCCTAATTTTGTGGATATAATCAAGTTGGGATTGCATGTCTAGTATCATAGTGTATTTATTTTAAAATGGAACTTCATCAAGTTCTCTGTCAGGATTGTGATCAGTTGTTGTAACTTTTTTCTCAGGTATAAATTCTGAAAATGGAATGTACAATTTACCATTCTTACTTTTTAAAACATCCATATTAAGATAGCCATTATTCTTTCTGCTAAAATCTTTAACATATGGATCATCTAGAAATTGTGTAAATCTATCTACACTCAATCTCATTTTACATATCACAAAGTCTTTAGGAGATTCCTCCACATAGACTCCTGCAACAAAATCAGGTTTACTCATATTATTTAGGTTTAGTTATTAATTCTTTATATATAACATTAGCAGCAGTAACACATTGGTTTAGCATAAGCATTTGCCTATTTGAAAATACTGGTCCAGTCATACTTTGTTTATCATTAAAAGTTACAGAATCAAAGTCTGTGTACTTTTGAAATTCAGGAGAGCATACTATTGCTGCTACATTATTCCATCCAACAGATCTAGAAATAGATTCTTGTTGTGTCATTTCAGCTGTAGTAGCTGAGGTTTTATTGCTAGTTGTTTTAGCCATTTGATTATAATTTTGATTATTTTCTTCTCTTACTATTTTAGCAAATGATTGCCCTTCCTTTTTATAGGAGTATCTAACCTCATCACCTTGATTGAAAGAATCAATAGTCTTTTTAGACTTAGCTAGAAATTCAGGTTTTTCACCATTGTTTAAATGTAGTTTATATTTTAAAAAGGTTTGCTGTCCATTTGACCACTCACCTTGTTCTTCTACAAACTGGATTGTACTTACTTTAATATTTGTGGATTCCATTATATGTATAGTTAGGATTTATGTTTTTTTTTACAAACTCATCTTTGAGTTCTTCTCTAGCTTTATATTGTGCTAGTTCCATCCTTAAAGCTCTAATCTGATTTGACAGATCATTAACTTCTACTCTAAGTGTATTGATGGTTTCTTCTTGATAGTTTATTA